AAAAGGAAAAGAGAATACTGAAAAAAATAACTTCGATTCTCTCTTTGAAGAATTCTGGAAAGTTTATCCAAAAAAAGTAGCAAAAGATTATGCTAGGGAAAAATTCATGATTCTGGCTAGGCAAGATAAGATACCTGAGCTTATCAAGGCAACAAATGGCTATCTCGATTTTTTAAAACATAGAAAGATTAAGGATAATTTTGAACAAGAGCCGATGAATCCAGCCACGTTTTTGATGAAAAACAGGTGGAAGGATTATATTGATTTCAAATATAAGCCACCTTTATGAGGAGGGAAAATGAGCATTCATTTAATTTTAATCGCATTAGGGCTTGTGGGATTCATCGCCCTATTCATCCTGATAATTGCAATTATGGACGATAGAGAAAATTTTCCGTGGAGGAAAAAATGAAGGAATCAAAAAGAGAGATAACGGAGAGACAATTAAAAAATACTCTTAACTGGTATTTGGTGATGAGTACTTGGGAACATACTGAAAAGGCTCTGCGAAAAACAGAAAAAGCTAAAGCAATTTTAGAAGGATATATCTATGGGGAAATAAAATTAATTAAGGAGGAAAAATGAATGAGCCAACCATAGAGCAAATTAAAGCATGGTTGAGAAGTCTTCCTGGGTCTATGTCAGCCTGGAGCGAAAGAGATGAGAGGATGGTAGGGATTATCCATCGCCTAATCGAGCAGAGGCCGAAGGTGACAATAGGATTCATCGAAAAATTAACAACAAAGATTGAGTTCAGAGCGCCTCAAGCAAGGCATGACTTCATAAAGGCGATATTGATTGGAGGATTTAAAGATAGTGGCATTAAAATTCAGGCGGAGGTAGGCGATGAGGAGGAAAAATGAAAGAAATGCTTTTTAAATGTCTCGAAAAGGGCCGCCGAGGGCCATTTTCCGCATTTCAGTGGCCCCTACGGAAGTGGGTTAAGGTAGAGGGAGAGTTGAAGGTCTGTCAAAATGGCATTCACCTCTGTACAAAAGATAACTTAATTTACTGGTTGAACGAGGAAATCTGGGAAACAGAGGCTAGGGGTGAAAGGATAGAAAGTGAGAATAAAATCATAGTGCGTGAAGCGAGACTTAGGCGGAAGCTAAAAACCTGGAATGAAAAGACCGCAAGACTCTTTGCCTGTGATGTTGCAAGAAGGGTTCTTCCAATTTATGAAAAACGATATCCAGGAGATAACAGGCCCCGCAAGGCTATCGAGGCTGCGGAAAAATACGCTGAGGGAACTATCACAGAAAAGGAACTACTTGCATCCAGGGACGCAGCCTGGATCGCAACCGAGGACGTACCCTGGGTTGCAACTAGGGACGTAGCCAAGGTCGCAGCTAGGGCCGCAACCAAGGACGCAGCCAGGGTCGCAACCGAGGACGCAGCCAGGGTCGCAGCCTGGGTCGCAACCGAGGTCGCAGTTAGGGACGTAGCCAGGGTCGCAGCTAGGGCCGCAGCTAGGACCGCAGCCTGGGATGCGGAGAGAAAATGGCAGACAAAAAAGTTAATGGAATATTTATATCCAAAATAATCCAATGTGTGAAAAATTAACAGATGAACAAATTGAAAATTGGAGATGACTATTAATTTGTTTAGTAAGCCCGTATGCACTTATTGCACCAAAAGAAGAAATAGAGAACTGGCACAAAATCATGCAAGAAAAAATAAATATGAAAGCAAAAAAGGAGATCGCCGATGAATAAAATAATCATAATTAACAGATGTCGGGAATGTCTATTCTGTCGAGAGTATGATGATGGAGAATATTGTACTAACAGAAAAATAGTTAAAGTTAAAAAATCGGTTGATGCAGACACTATTCCTGACTGGTGTCCGTTGGAGAATGAGCAGAAGCCAAAGGTAATAAAAGAATTTGTTATCAAGTGGATTAACAAAATTCACCCTGGATATTTTGGTAGAGATAAGGCAACAGATAATTTTATTGAAGCATTAAAAGAAACGGGCGTAGAGGTGAATGATAAAGCCAACGACCCAGATGAAGAATGGAAATCGGTAAGGGATGCATATGGCGGAAAACGTGAAGGTGATGAATAAAAATAGAAGGCGAGGCAAAGATTTTGAGCGGTTCATTGCTGCCGATTTGGGTGGGCGACGGACCGGCATTCTTGGTCATGAAGATGTGATTATTCCACTATGCAATACTGAATGTCTGGCCGAATGTAAGGAAAGGAAGAAATTGCCAAAATTTATAACTGATTGCCTATCCCAGGCGAAAAGAAATTGCCCCGACGATAAACTTTCCGCCATATTTTTACATGAGTTAAACCAAAGTCATGTCAATGATATTGTGATAATGAAATACTCGGATTGGAAAAGAATCTATGATTTTATTACTTTCGGCTTGTCTTGCTCAAAGAGTTGGAAAAGGAGGAAAAATGAAACCATTAAAATCTAAAAGATTAGAAGACGAGATCATCTTGAGCTTCTCGCAAATCACGGCGATTAAGTTGGCAACCCAAAGGATGCTTGATGTGTTCAAGCGCGCTGACGCGGCGAGGGTGGAGCAACAGGATATAGTGGATGCCGTTGCCATAGAAGCGGGCATCCCGCGGGAAGAAATTTCGTCTTGGCAGCTGACGCAGGATGGGACGAAATTCACAAAGGTTAAGCCACTTAAACCAGAGTCGGCAAAAGAGAATTTATGCCAAAAATAAAATTTTTTATTATATCTTGTTCTAGTGACCAAATTTTAGACACCAGAAAACTTTATGTCTGGGGGGAAACGGAGACTTCAAAATGGATGCCAGAAACTAGTCGAGAGGCTGAACGTCGTATTGAATTGTGCCATAAAAAAATGCAATGTCAGATTTGTGATGCGGAAATACATCGAGCAGAAATTGTCAGAATGAAAGAAACATGCCTCAGAATGCAGGAGTCTATAAAAAAAGTTAGATAAGCTTTTCGTTCTGCTCACCCCTTATTTTCAAAAAGATTTTCAAAAACTTTCTTGACATTTCCCATTATAGTTTTATTCTCAAGCCGAAATGTCGAGCGATATTTTCGGCAGTCTAAACTTTCCATTAAAACTAAAAAATCTTATTATTCGTCACGAAGGATTCAGAACTCACGTATATCTTGATTCTGTTGGCAACCTAACAATCGGCATTGGCCATAACTTGACTGACCTTGGCCTCACCTCCTCGCAAATAAATCTTATATTTGAGGATGATCTCCAAAGGGCGATTGATGATGTGGAATCAATATTCCCAGCATTCAAGGATTTTTCTGAAGCTAGATGTGCGGCCCTGATAGATATGATTTTTAACCTGGGAAAAAGCAGATTTCTGGAGTTTAAAAAAATGATTGAGCTCATAAAAAATGAGGACTGGGGAAAAGCTTCTGACGAGATGCTGGATAGTGAGTGGGCAACCCAGGTTCCGTTAAGAGTGGCTGAACTTGCAAGGATGGTGAAGTTCGGCACCTGGGATAACGAAAAATAAGATGAAGCGAATGGTACGAAGTTGGCACGCTTTTTTAATCGCCCTCGCGTTGATCTCCATCGGATTCGTCTGGACGAGCTTCTATCCAAATTCGCCATATACGACATTCTCGACTGCCATTGGTTTGATCTTTGGGGGATATATAGGAAAACGTCTGGCCCAAAAGGCTCAGGCTTTCAATCATAAAACCGGAGACCAAATTGATAAATAAAATAATCGATTTCATCAAGAGATATCTGGGACTTGCGGCCGTCATTTTCGTAGGTATCTCGGTTTTCCTTTTCGTTCAGGATATCAGGCAAAAGGCAGTCTACAAAGTTGAGAAGCAATGGTTTGAAGAGAGATTAAAACAGAAAGAGAGCGACATCAAAAACCTGAATGAGGTGCAGTTGAACTGGATGAATGCGGCTACAATCGAAAAGGCGAATGCGGAAAAACAAGCAAAGATAAACAAGGAACTTCAGGAACAACTCAAAAAAATAAACATTGAAAATGAGCAGCAGAAAGTACTGATTAAAAAAATGACTGCTGATGAGGTAGTGGCTGAGACAAGGAAAAGGTTGGCGCTTTCAGAAACTGATATTTGGAAGAATGGTTTTGGAGTTCAATTTACCTTGGTGGGGGCAAAGAAGAATCTGCTCAGGCTTGCCGATGCTGATTATTTCAGTCTTGTGAGGGAACCAAAACTTCTTGAAATTATCGGCGGGAAAGACAAGGAAATATCTGATCTTAGAAATGCTATTTTCAACGATGAGAAAGCCTTGACTGTATGTGATGAGATAAAGTTGAAATATGATCAAATCAAGATTGATTATGCTGGCATTCTGAAGAAATCGGAGAAGCAGGCGAAATGGCTTAACATTTCTTACGGTACAACAGCAATCGCAGCAATTGTGACGGTTTTATATATTTTGTTAAGGAAGTAAAAGCAAGGAAAAAATAATGAAAGTGGCGTGGGACAAAGCGAAGATTGATATTTTGCGTCAACTTGCAGAATCGGGCATGCGCTATCAGGATATTGCCAAGCAGATGGGACTGCGGTTTAAGCAAATAGAATGTGCGGCTTCACGTTATAAAATTAGAAAACCAACTTGGAACTGGAACGAAGAACGCAGAAGAGACATTCTGGAACTGCGAATTCGGGGTAAAACATATCTCGAAATAGCAAACGAACTATCCAAAAAGTATAATCGAAAACTCAATGGCGAAATGATTAAAAGAGTCGCCTTATCATATGAAATTCCAGACCAACTGCTTAATACCCCAGATGACATTAAGTTTTACGATTCGCCCGTTCTGCCAATGGACGATTATATGATTTCTTGCGATTATCATTCGCCCTATTATGGCGAGCTTTGGATTAATAGATATTTGACTATGGCACAAAAATACGGGATCAAAAAGCAAATTGTTGTAGGTGATCTTTTTGATATGGATTTTGCCAAAAGCCATCCAATTACAGATGGTGAGGAGAGATCATTTATTGACGAAGAAGAAAAACACAGTGATCCTTTAATTCGAGCGCTTTCCTGGTTTGATGAGACCTGGCTGGTATGTGGAAATCATGAAACGAGAATAAGTCGAATTACAGAAGCAAGGGTTCAATTCAGTCAACTTGTTAGCTATTTCTGCAAAGATTTGGTTCAAAAAAAATTTAATTTTACAGTTTTTGATAAAGTTCAAATCGGAGAGAAATTTCTTCTTGTTCACCCAAAAAGTTATAGCCAGATATCTGGAGCTACCGCTGTTCGCCTAGCTGAAAAATACCATAAACACATCCTCGCTGCCCATGGCCACTTCTGTGCCTTTCGCTGGGATAGGTCAGGTAAATATATGGGAATAGATATCGGCGGGATGTTTGACCAGAGAAAAATTGCTTATGTAAATCTATTGAGCACAACTCACCCAGCTTGGAATCCGGGCTTTTCAATGATTTACCAGGGTTTTCCTTATCTTTTTCATGGAGGCACCGATTTTTCATTCTGGCTTGAGAGGTAAACTATCATGAAGGTTCTTAGAAGCTCAATAAAAATGAGAAATGACAGAATTGTAGTGGTTGAACAGGCAATCGTAAAACTCGAAGCATTGACAAATGAGAAGATTGGAAACATAAACAAAGAAATGGCCGGAATAAAAAGTGATATCAAAAACCTTAAAGATAACGAGATTTTGCACCTTGCAAAGGACATAGACAAGATAAAAGACGAAATCGTAAAACTGAAACTCTGGCAAGCAAAAGTGATGGGCGCAATAGGAATTGTTTGGATTTTAATTCAAATAGCATTGAAATTATGGAAATAAAATTTATGGCACTTATGAAAAAGTTAGAAATTAAATCGCTTGTATCTCTAGATCGGGGAGGTAGGTTGCTTTTAGAGTTCAATGCTGACGAAGAGACAATCGCTGGATTAAATCGAATCATGTCGGCTGAGGATGAAGTGGAGGTGAAAATAGAAAAATGAAACACTGCAATAAAGTAAAAGCACTTGTGGGCCGACCTTTTACCAAGGGCGATCCACGTATCAATAGAAAACTTGGGCCAAGAACAAAAGAGGCTGCCAGTTTTGCTGAGCTATATAAAAATGCACTCGCCAAAAAAATAACACCGGATGAATTAGCTATAATTATCATTAAATGGGCAAAGATAGGAAGACCTTGGGCAATCGAAATGCTTAGAGATGATTTAGTTGGGAAACCAACTCAACCATTAGAAATTACAGGCGGATTAAAATTTGAATTTGGCGAAAATGGGATGAACGAAAAAGAATGAAAGTTATAGGCTTTAATCCACGCGAAAACCAAAAAGAGATATTTTGCAATCCTGCACGTTTTCTTACGGTCGATGCTGGGCGACGGTGGGGAAAAACAATAAGTGGATTAAACTGGGTTCTTGAAGGAATCTGCAAAGAAGGGGGACCAGTTTGGTGGGTAGCCCCCATTTATGCCCAAAGCAAAATGGCATATCGCCGACTTTTGAATGCAGCCAAAAAAGGCGGAGCTGACAAGGCTATAAAATCAAAATCTGACTCTGAACTCAGGATAGAATTTATTAACGATGCTGTTTTGGAATTCAAAAGCGCCGACAATTATGAGAATCTTCGGGGTGAAGGCCTTAAACGAGTAATTGTGGATGAGGCAGCCCGAGTTAAAAAAGAAGTATTTGAAGAAATCATAAGACCGGCAATTTCTGATACGGCAGGTCGAGTGCTTTTTTTATCAACCCCAAAGGGAAAAAATTGGTTTTATGATCTTTGGACTCGTGGCCAGGATCCTCTTCAAAAAGATTTTAAGTCATGGAAATTCCCGACTTCAGATAATCCCAAGGTTCCCCCTGAGGATATAGATCAGGCAAGACAAAGCCTTCCTGCGAATGTATTCAGCCAGGAATATCTTGCTGAGTTTCTTGAAAATCAGGCGGGAGTTTTTAGAAATGTTAAAGAATGTGCCCATTCCAAAAGAGAAAGTCCAAATCTTAAAGAGAAAAAATATTATGCTGGCCTTGATATTGCCCGACTCAGAGATTTTACGGTTTTTACGATGTTAGATAATAGGGCAAACCAAATCTTTAAAGATCGATTTAACATCCTTGATTGGGCAGTTCAAAAACAAAGAATTATCACAATTTGCCAGGATTATAAACCTGCAGTACTTATGGATTCAACCGGGATAGGCGATCCCATCTATGATGATCTTCAGCGAGCTCGTCTTAATATCGAAGGTTATAAATTTACACAAGATTCGAAAAAAAAGCTCATTGAATTCCTTATGTTATCATTTGAGAAAAAAGCGATCAATATTCTCGATGATCCCGATCAGACAAACGAACTCGAGATGTTTGAATATCAATTAGGCCAGTCGGGAATTGTCCATTATTCCGCGCCAGATGGATATCATGATGATTGCGTAATCGCCTTGGCACTTGCGAATTGGAAACTTCATCATGGTCCGGAGTTCAGGGTGGCATGAAAATATTCAACTTCCTCAAGAAGCAGAGCCGGACTTGGGGCGCGGTACTTTATGCGCTTGGCTCGAAAATCCTCTGGACGCCAAAGGATTATGCGAACTTAGCAAAGGCCGGCTATCAATCCTGCATGGATGCCTATGCGTGCATAAAGCTCATCGCCGAAACGACCGCACAAATCCCATGGATCTTATACCAGAAGCAAAGAGACGGGAGTCTGCAAGAGGTCGAGGAGCATGAACTATTGAATCTAATGAAACGCCCGAACCCTCAAGATGGAGGAGTAAAATTCATTGAGAAAGTTCTCAAATATCTTTTGATTGCAGGCAATAGTTATATCGAGAAAATAGGTCCAAACAATGGGCCGCCAAAAGAGTTATATTCACTTCGCCCCGACCGTATGAAAATAATAGCGGGGAATTCAACGCAATTGGTTTCCGGATATGAATATTATATCGCGGGGCAAAAACAGACTTTTAATTTTGATGAGATTTTGCACCTGAAATTCTTTCATCCTACCAACGATTTTTATGGCCTGAGTCCGATGGAGGTTGCGGCCAAAGGAATCGACATCTCGAACTTATCTCAGGAATGGAATGCCAAGCTTTTGCAAAATGATATGCGGCCTCCCGGATCCTTCATGTTCAAGGGCAAGATGGACCAAGAGACATTTGACATCATGGCAAAACGCATAAAAGAAAAATATGCTGGAGCTGAAAAAGCCGGAGAGCCACTTATCTTGCAGGGAACTGAGGGAATAGAGTGGCAGCAAAATTCCATTTCTCCTCATGATATGGATTGGTTGACTGCAGATAAGATGACCACAAGAAAGATTTGCCGCGTCTATGGAGTTTCCCCAGAGCTTATCGGAGACTCGGAAAATAAGACATATTCGAATTATCAGGAAGCCCGCCTCGCCCTTTATATGGAGACGGATATACCACTGGCAGGCTGGCTGCGGGATGAGTTGAATAACTGGCTCACGCCGAAATTTGGGGACAATTTATTGCTCGAACTTAACCTTGACCAAATAGATGCCTTACAACAGAAGCGCAATGAGGCATACAACCGAATGGTAAACGCGTGGTGGTTAACGGTGAATCAGAAATTGGCGGAATGCGGGTATTCAGAAATAGGCCCGGAAGGAGACGTTCTTTATATTCCAATGGGTCTTATAGCTGTACCCATTAACCAAAGGCAGAAAATCAAAATGGCAAAAAAGGGCCGAGTAATAAAACCAGCCTTATTGACCAAAGGTTATTGGAAGGCGCCTGATCGGAAAGATATGCTTTGGAAAAACCTGGCTTCGAGAATAACGGCGAAGGAGAAATCTTTCAAGGCCGGAGTTGAATCTTTTCTGAGAAGGCAGGCCAGGGAGGCAAAGGACAAGATAGACCAGGCAATGGGTGTCAGCTATATCAATAAAGTTGAATTGCTTAATTCAGACAAAGAGCTCAAGGAATATGTCGAAAAGTTCATGCCGCAATATCTGTGGCTTTTCAAAACCGCGGGCGATGCAGGCATGGATGTCTCTGAAGGGAAGCTCTATGAATTCTCGGAGGAAAAGAAAGATGCGGCTGGACGATTTGAGTTCAGCCAGGAATTAAAGGAAGAACTTGAACGCCTGGTCATGAACTCGGCCAAGTACATAAACGAGGAGACCGTCAAAAAGATGCTCGAGATAATTGAGCAAGCGGAGGCTGAGGATTGGACGATTGAGGAACTTAGTCATGAATTTTGGGAGAAATTCAAGGACCTTTCAATTTCAAGGGCAGAGAGGATTGCTCGGACGGAGGCGGGCAAGGTCGAGAATTATGGCAACCTCGAAGGCTACAAACAGATGCCTTTCGTTGAGCGCAAAGGCTGGCTCTGTTCCTTCGTTAAGGACTCGAGGCCCGAGCACATGGATGCTGATAGGCGGTATTCGGACAACCCAATACCGCTTGATGAGCCGTTCGTTGTGGGTGGGGAAGAACTGCAATATCCGGGTGATCCTGCAGGATCCGCTGGGAATATTTGCAATTGCTCGTGCGGAACTTATCCCGAGATAGGAGAGGAATAAAATGGAATACAAGGTTTTTGATTTTAAGCTCAAGAAACTGGAGGAGAATGGCAATTTTACTGGCCATGCTTCTATATTCAGGAAAGGCAAAGAAAAAGATTTGGGAGGAGACAGAATAATAGAAGGAGCCTTTAAAAGAACCATTCAAAACAATCCATATATTCCTTTGCATTGGTATCATGATTTGAAAGAACCAGTCGGAGAAGGTTTGGTAGCTGAAGATTGGCTAGGTTTGGAAATAAGTGGTCAGTTGGTTCTTGAAGTTCAGCGAGCTAAAGAACTTTATGCTTTGATGCAGAAAACGAAACGTGTCGCTAGACAATTATCTATCGGATATGATGCCGTTAAGTGGGAGATGGAAGATGGAGTCCGGGTAATAAGTGAGGTCAGACTCTGGGAAATTGGCATTGTAACATTCGGGATGGATGAAGGTGCATTCATTACCGATGTGAAGTGCGCAGATTGCCCACTGAAAAAAAAGCCGGAAATCAAAATGGAATTGAAACCTTATCGTAATGAACATGCCTGCCAATTTCATGATTCTAGTGGATATGATCGAATTGCTCGCATGACACGGAAACATAAAGGCAAAGAATATTCTGTTCTTATTGGTTATAAAGGCGATACCTCTGAAGATATTTCATATAGATATCCCAAGGAGACTTGGTCTGAGGAAGAAGCCAAGAATCACTGTAAAGATCACGGTGGCCAATTTGAGCCAGCTCGTGGAAAAAGGAGAACATCCATGATTATTAAAAAAAATCAACTCAAATCTGCCTTTCCAGAAGTTATTAAACTTATGGAAAAGGACGGAATGGAAGAGATAGACCTCAAACAAATCCCAGCAAGACTTCTTGAAGGTCTATGTGCTTCAATCGGGAATGATCCTGGTTTTTTTACAAGATGTATGGATAAAAATTTCGGGGATTTTGATCCAGGAGACAAAGAAAGTTTTTGCGCTTGGTTACACCATGAATGTTTAGGCGCATGGCCCGGAGAAAAAGGCATGGAAGAAATCCTTTCAAAGATCATTTCTTGGAAAGGTTCCTGTTGCATATATTTAACCGACGAACAAAAGAATCTGGCGGAAGAAGCCGTCAAGATTCTTAATGCACTCCTTGAAACTGCTGACCCGTCAGAAAAAGACACTCAGAAAGCCAAGGACCCGCAAATAAACGGAATCGACCCGGATGAAATCCACTCGATTGCCGAAGAGTTTAGGAAACTCAACAAATCTAAACTTTATTAAAAGGAGTAAAAAAATGGAATTAGAAAAAGAAATTCAAGAAATTCACCAGCTTGCCACGGATCTCCGCCAGAAACATGAGGAACTTGAAAAGAAAATCATTACTCAAGCTGACTTTAAAACATTCGAAAAGAAAATCTGGGACCGCATGGATGCAATCGAGACGGCAGCCAAACGCCCGCAACTATTCGAGCCAGAAGGAAAGAAAGAAAAATCTGCCGAACACAAAGCCCTGGTGAACTGGATTCGTAAAGGGACGATCGGGCCGGAAGAGGCGAAAGTGCTGAGGGTTTCAGATGACCAGGCTGGCGGATACTTAGTCTCGCCAGAAATCACAAACGATTTACTCAAGACAATTGTGCAGTTCTCTAACATCCGCTCAATCGCCAAAGTCCAACCAACAAGCAAAACCGAGATCTGGGTTAGGAAGCGGACAGGAACATTTGCCGCACTACATGTGGGTGAGACTGGCACCAAAACAGAAACGACTGGCCTGACTTATGGCCTGGAAAAAATCCCAAACCATGAGCTCTATGCTGATGCTATCGTTTCAAATCAGATGCTCGAAGATTCAGATTTCAATATCGAAGCCGAATTAGCATCGGAGTTCGGCGAGCAGTTCGGAGTTGCCGAAGGAACGGATTTCGTCTCGGGAAATGCCGTCAACAAAGCCGAAGGATTCCTGGCCAATGCCGCTGTCATTGCGGCTGTAATTGCTGGCGATACGGCTGGCGACCTTAGCGTGACAGACATTCTGAACACCTATTACGGACTCAAAGAACCATACATCAGAAACGCGACTTGGCTTATGAGGCGAGCCACAGTGCAGAAAGTTGTGCTCTTCAAGGATGCCGCAAATCATTACATCTGGATGCCTAGTCTTGTCACGGCTATGCCCTCTACGATCCTGGGACGGCCAATCCTCGAATGCCCCGATATGCCGGCCGTGGCCGCAAGCGCCTATGCTGTTGCTTTCGGCGATTTTCGAATTGGCTACACAATCTGTGACCGTATCCAAATCAGTATCCTCAGAGACCCTTATAGCCAGAAACTCAGCGGAGCAGTTGAATTCACAGCCAGAAAAAGAGTTGGTGGCCAGACGGTTCAACCCGAAGCCATCAAAATCCTTCAAATCCACGCATAAGGAGAAATAAATGGAAACAAAAAAAGATGCATATCCAGAAATTAGTTTCAGGGATGGGGCCAGAACGGCCGCAGCCGATGGTGATGCCATTATCGACCTTAAAGGTTTTGAAGGTGCCGCAATCATCATCGCAAGCGGGACAATCACTGACGGAACACTCTACACTTTTGAGTTGAAACATGGCGATAATTCTGCTCTTTCGGATGCAGCTGCTGTTGCTGACGCCGATCTTGTAGCTGGTGGTCCGGCCTCTGCCGACAAAGAACCCGGATTCGCCGCCGCAGATGACAATCACTTACACTGGTTCTATTATGTCGGCACAAAGCGGTACCTGCGGATCGACTTACTCTCCGTCACCGGCTCGCCTACTACTGGCGGACACTTCCTCGGCGTTGTTGTCAAGAATCTTCCCCGTCGTTTACCCACTGTTTAATAAGTGCCTGTTGAAATAGAGACGAAAAAGAATTTAAAGGGAGGGCGACATGCGGAAGGTGCCGCCTTCCCTCTCTTACAAAAGGAGAAAACTATGCGAGTGAGAATGCTGGTGGATATGAAAGGAGCCCCCGACGGAATCCACGTCAATGATTATGCGAGCGGAAATGTTTACGATTTGCCGGAATCGCTTGCTATTCCCTGGTTAGAACGCGGAATTTGCGAACAGGATAAAATCCTTGAGGGCCCATCGGAAAAAAAGGATGAAGCAGCCGGCCCATTTTTGAGGAAGAAGAAAAGGAAATGAGCGACATCATCACCCTCCCCAACCTGAAAACCTATCTCAGCGAAAGCAGCTCAACTTTCGATACTATACTTGCAATGCTGATCTCCGCCATATCAGAGGCAATCGAGAAGGAACTTGGCCGCTCACTTATTGAAGCAACATATACGGGCATAGAGATCACTGGCAATGGTTCGGTTTTTCTTTATCTTCCGAATTGGCCGGTAACGACACTCACATCCTTGACGGAAGATGACGTCGAATTATACGAGGGCAAGGATGAGGATTTCAGGCTCTATACTGCGAAAGGCATACTCGAAAAACTTACTGGTTGCTGGTCGACCACACCGAAGGGAATCGTCGTCACATATAAGGCTGGCTATACGATAAGTGGTACGCCAACCATGCCCAAGGACTTGCAGCTCATGTGCTACCACAAGATCGCGCGGGCCTGGAAGGAAGCCAGGAGCCAGGGATGGGGAGAGACCTCGAGGTCATTCCCGGACGGCTCAGTGAACACAATTGAGGCTGTGCTTTTTGACAAGGAGGAAATGGCAATTCTGGATAACTACAGAAGGACGATAATATGAAATTCACGATTGAGACGACCCCGGAAGGCCAAAGGAAGCTCAATGCACTCAAGGCCATGAACAGGCCACTTGTCAGACGGATGACTGGCTACGGCGCGGCGGTCGTCAAGGCGGCGATCAGGAACGTGAGCGGCACAATTTTAGGTCAATATCGCAGCGGCCGGAAAAGCGGAGAATTGCGAAGGAATATCAGCCAGAAGACGGAGGATAAGGGCAGTTTCGTCCAGACAACCGTAGGTACGGGGATTCCGCCCGCAAAGGAAGTGGTCTATGCGAGGATACATGAGGGAGGCGGAACCATAAGGGCTAAAAAGAAATATCTGACGATTCCATTTCCAGGAATAAAACTCAGAGCTCGGGATTATCCGGACACGGCAGTCATCACGTCGAAGGCTGGAAACAAGATAATGATTCAGAACATCAAAGGCGTAGGATTCAAGCCTTTATTCATCCTCAAGCCAGAAGTAAATATGCCGGCCAGGCACTGGCTCTCAAGAACAATGGAAGAGTGCTCAGTGGACTTAACTCAGGCGCTAAATCCGCAGGAAATCATCAAAGAAATGATTGCGGAGGGGGAATAAGATGGGTGCGCCGACAAACCCACTCAGGCTGAAAACCATAGACAGGGTCGTGGCTGTGCTGGCCGCGATCGTTGCCGGCGATGATTACTTCTTCACGCCGTTTGAGGTGGCGAAAAGATTCAAACATTGGAACGAATGCCGAGGGTTCCCGACATACATGGTATTCACGGATTCTGGTGGCAACGTGGACTTGTCCGGTGCGCCGGATATTTATGATGAGGATTTCTATATCAACGTCAAAGGTTACGTTCAGGATAATGTCGATACAGTGACGAAACTCGAGCAGGCAATCAGGGACGTGAGGAAGGCAATCAACGAAGATTCCAAAAGCATGGCAGCCGGTTCGCTTGGCGCAATTGCCGTCGAGATAAGGATTGAGAAGTCCCCGGATACGGACAACGGATATCTTTCACTTGAGGGTTTTGGATTTTTCGACCAACAGATCCGGGTCAAGATATCCGGCGGTTATGGAGAATTATGATGTTAGTGAAATGGATTAGGGAAAACCAAGAGACGGCTTTTGGTCCAGTTCAAAAAGGGACAGTTTTGGATGTCCCCGATGACGTGGCTGAAAGCTGGATAAAAGACCGCTGCGCCGTGAAGGTGAAAGCGGAAAAAACAAAGAAGGAGACAATTGTTTCCAAGGAGGCATAAATGGCAGACATAGAAAAACGCCTGAACAAGGCGGCATTCAAAAAAGCAGTGGATTGGGGTACGGAGATCAACGCGAACGCGGCCCTCTGTGGGATATATCCTTTGAACGCCGGGGTGCCAATTTTGAAGATACCTCCGCTTGAGGATGAGGCCGCAATCTCGGCATTCGAGCATGACATTGACCAAGGCGACTATAGCGCCGTGGATTTCAGCCTTGATTTTGATTTGCGCTTCGATACTCTCGGCACCTTGATCGCTATGGTCATGGGCACGGCTGGAGCACCAGTTCAGCAGGAAGCAACAACAGCCTATCTACACAAATTGCAAATGGCAAATTCAATCTCGGGGATTTTCGGCACATATGCCACAGAAAAACTTGACAAAATTCATGTTGTTCCGAGTGTCAAACCGCACAAACTGACGTTCAATATCGCGGGCGGCATTATCAAACTGAGCATAGGTTGCCGAGGTGATAGGGTCATAGATGATTCGGCGATCATCACGGGAATGTCCAGCATAACTTGGGCGGACAAGCACAACCGCGTGTTGGGACGTCAAGGAGTATTCCATCTTAATGCACAAACCGGCGCCGATTTTGCTGAAGGTGACCTGATTCATCCGAAATCGCTGTTACTCGAGATAGAAAGGAAGGTCGACGCACCTTATGCGGCCGGATCGCAGTATATCGTCGAACCAAGGGAGCCAGATAAGCCAACCGTCAAACTGACGCTCGAATTTAACAGGATGGATGCGGCAAACAAAGTCTATTTTGCAGATTGGAAAGCGGGCACTGAGAAGAAGGCAAATATGATCTTTACTGGCGGTCTAATCGAAACTACTTATTATTATTATTTCAAGTTCCAGTTCCCGCGGCTCAAGATAGAGGATGCTGAATATCCCGATGCGAACATCATCCCCGCGAAATTGGTTCTGAGGGCCCTTGAGGCAGATACCGCACCTACGGGAATGACTGGGATCACCAAGCCGGTGCAGATTGATATCATGAATAAACGTACAACTGACATGTTAGCCTGATGAGGAGACAAAGATGGAGTTTAAAGAAATCAAGGCAGTCTCTGAAGAGCTGACATTCGAACTTGAGGTGAATCCGGTTCTGGACCCGCCACTTTTTAAGGTCAGAATCGCGCCTGTTAATCCAGCCCTTGTATTGCCTTTCGCTCGATCGGGCGAAGCTGCGGAGCTTTCGATATCCGATGGCGCGGCACTCATGCTGCTGGATGCGATCCAGGAATGGAATCTGCCCCTGCCGTGCTCTCAGGCAATCAAATATCAATACCTTACCTCATTCAAAATCCTGTTCGGGACGATGCTCGCGGGCCAAAGACGCAGTCTCTTCTTCGCGCTCTTTGAATATGCGGCAGAGATTGGGAACTACCTAAAAAATTAGGGGCCTACCTCGGGCTGCGGCTCGAACTTTGGAACATGCTGACCGAGGAGCATAGCCACGAGGTGGGCGAGCCGGAGGAGGAGAGAGAGGCATGTGCGAATTGTGCCTTGGAAAGAGAACTCAAGCGTCTTTCAAGATTCGAGGCGGCGGCTGTCAGTTGGTATTATGGCAATGTGAGCCAGTTCACCTTGGACTGCGGACTCATGGCAGACCTTTTCCAGGACCTTAAGCTTGAAGGTGTAGACAAGGAGCTTTTCCTCAGGGCGATGGCCATGATCCACAGGACGGAGCAGAAAATACAGAATGAGAGAATGAGACTGGAAATGGAGAAACGAAAAAATGGCTGACATTAAATTCTCGGTAGTTGTCGATACAGCCACGGGCCAGGCACAGATCAAACAATTCGATTCCGATGTCAAGAATCTTGGAAGAACAGGCGAAACAGCAGGAACTTCATTCAATAAATTTTCAGGGGCTATAGCTTTCGGAATCGCGGCTTATCAAGCAGCCTCTAGGGCGGTCTCTGGTCTGACTGGGTTTATGAAGGACTGCATCGGCGGTGCAATCGAATCGGAACAGGCCGAATCAGCCCTCGCCAGCACACTTATGATAACGGGAAGAGAAGTTGACAAAAATAAAAAACATTTCCTTGATTACGCAACGCAAATGCAGCAGGCAACGCTATTCACAGACGAACAGGTTGAGGCCTCTCAAACACTTCTCCTTCAGTTGACAAACCTGGATCAGAAGGGAATGGATGCCGCAGTGAAAGGTGCAATCGGTTTGGCAAGCGTTCTGAAAATAGACCTTCAGAGTGCCACTATGATGGTTGCAAAGGCGATGGAAGGCAATTTTGCGGCTTTGGGACGCTATGGTATCAAAATAGAGCAAACCGGGCACCTCGAAAAGGACAGGGCAGCACTGCTTGAGAAGTTGGGCCTAATGTATAAGCGTGCAGAAGACGCCACGGATACATTCGGCGGATCAATGATTCAATTATCTAAATCATTCGGAGAATTTAAAGAAGCAATAGGCAAAGTTATTCTGGGAAGTGAAACACTTAATACAACAATAAAATTCCTTTCAAAAACCCTGGATGCTGCTACTGATAAAACAAACAAATCTGAAGGTTTTTTTAAAAAACTTGAAAAAACATTCCTTTTTTTAAATCCAACAGTGGCGAATTACGCAGACTTAATGAAAAAAGCAAATGCGGCTCAAGAATTAGCCTTAAAATCGGGGGGATTTCTAAACGAAAAATTTAAAGGTCTTAATGATTCTTTACCTAAGATATCGGCAAAGCTTGATAATTTTATTAAACCATTAACCCTTGTAAAAGGAGAAACATTATCTTGGACAGAGGCGATAGAAGAAGCCAATAAAAAAAATATGACATTTATAGATATCCTTGAGAACATAGGGCCCGCTTTTGATCAAGTAGGAGCGGCTTTTGATAATACAGAAGAAGCCGTGAACTCGGTTATTGGCGATATACTTGCTGATGTGTATAAATTTTCAGATAAAACATGGGAAAAAAGCAGGAAAATAGTAGAGGCTAATAAAGATATAGCCCAAGCATATGATGATATGGCTCAAAAATGGTATGACGATTATAAGAGATCAATCGAGCCAACCTATGCACAATGGGGTAACCTCCTAAAGGAAAATTACGGATACATTGCCGACTATTGCGTTCGCACAGACCAGGCTTTTGAAAATATGAAAATAAATCTTGGCGATACCTTTGTTCAGATCGGCCTGGGTCACAAAAGCCTTTTCGAGGGAATGGGCCTCGTGATGACGAATTATGCGAATGAGATCGGCGCGGCGATGCGGAAGATGGCGATGGATGCGATCATGGAAGTCGGGCGTCAATGGATAGCGGACAAGATGTCAGCCCTCAGTTCCCTGATAAAATCCGTCATGAAGTTGCCTTTCCCTTTCAATATCGCGGCGGTCGGTGGAGCGATCGCACTTGTGACGGCGCTCTTTGCAAAGATCAGGGCCTTCGAGGAGGGCGGCATAATCGTCAGGCCGACCATGGGAATGCTCGGGGAACGCGGGCCGGAGGCGGTCATCCCACTCAATCAGAACACAATAAACAATTATTTTGGCAGGCAATCTTCAGCCAGACGGAGTGAGACTATCAATCTCGACGTTTATTTGGGGACTGAATTGTTTGAGCGGAGAGTGATCAAGATTGTGGAAAGCAATTCTGATTTAGGCACTCTTAGGGTCCATCCCAAAGCTATAAGGACAAGATAACAATGAAAAAGCCGCGCATAATCTATGACGATTTCTGGCGGAAGGGGACGATATTTGACAAGTGCTCCCAGCACCCGCAGTTTCCTGTGGAGGACACGCAGGTTGACACAAGGCTACAATTCTGGCGGACAAGATATGGGGTCGGATCCGGGAATGGATTATTTGTGTTAAGTGCAACAGACAACTATCTGGATTTCAAGGAAGGCACTGGCAATGAAATATCAATAGAATTTTATGATGAAAACCCCCCATATCATTCTGGGGCATCTTTAGCTGCACTAATCCAGACAAGAATGAGAAACCAGGGAACTCTGACCTATAATGTGACCTATTCAGAGAGCACAGGAAAATTTACTATCTCTGCCGGATCGACTTTCTCTTTGCTCTGGAATACGGGCACACATAAATCAATTAATCTTGCGAATATGCTGGGATTTTCAAAAGCAGCCGATGATACTGGAGGTACAAGTTATACCTCGGATTACAAGCGCATCCATTATCCGTGCGCCTATGCCTCGAATGATCTGGGTTCCAGCAAAGAAATAAATTTCGTCGCAATCTTGGGCCACAACATTAGCCAAAACTTCGGCCCGGAATTGATAACCAACGGCGATTTCGTTACCGACCTGACAGGATGGACGGGCACCAATTGGGCATGGTCTGCGGGAACCGCACTTCATAGTGCTGGGGCGACTGCGGCATTGACCCAGGCGGCTTGTCCTGCGGTCATAGGGAAAAAATACAAGGTTGCTTATACTATAAGCGGCAGAACCGCCGGAACACTTACTTTGTCTTTTGGAGGCATCTCAGGCAGTGCAAAAAACGACAATGGCACATACATCGAGTATATTATAGCCACCTCTACGGATGCAATCGCCTTCACTCCATCGACTGATTTTAATGGCGCCCTCGATAATATTAGCGTGAAAGAGATGGTCTTAATCACTTTCATCACGGCCAGCGATTATGAATTTACTACGGACTTAACTGAAACCGAGATCACGAATAATCTCTATAATATTTTCTTTTTCCTCACAAGTTCCGTGACGAATCGCTACGTCAAAATCAGGATTGCTGATCCGACGAATACTCAAGCATTTATTCAGGTCGGGCATATTACCCTGGGTTATTATTGGGAGCTCGAAAAAGGCGTCGGCAAAAGCTATGATGATGGCAAGGAATCCTTCTCCTCGGTTGACTTCTCGGATTCGATGGTCTCCTACGCTCAGGAGAAGCCGACACTCGGGAAAAAAACGCTGCCTATCAAAGGAATAAGCACTTCGACAAAAGAGACCATACTACTTTTCTACGAGGAGGTGGACATAATCAAGGCGTTCGTGATCTGTCTCGACTACGAAACACCGAATACGGATTCCTACTGGGTCCAGAATGTCGAACTCGTGAGCCCGCAATACCAGAACTATGATAACTGGGACTGGGCGCTTGTGATCCGAGAGGTCTTATAATGTCCCCTCCGGCCGCCCCATCCAATCTCACCGCCACTGCGGTTTCTATAACACAAATCGACCTAGCCTGGACAAATAATGCAATATATTATCAAGGCATTTGGATCTATCGGAGGCCGGCGGGGGGAAGCTGGTCTCAGCTAAATATAGTCGATTATCCCCAGCATACTTATCAGGATAATACTTGTGCCGCAGGAACGAGATATTTTTATCGCGTACGGGGGAAAACAGACAATGAATTCAGTAATTATTCAAATGAGGCAGATGAGACTACATTCAAAGATGAACCCCCAGCCGCTCCATCTGGGCTTGCTCTTACTCCGATTTCTATTTCCCAAATCGACCTAGCCTGGACAAATAATGCAGTCTATAATGAGGGAATATATATCTATCGCAAACTTCCAGGAGGAAGTTGGTCTGAATTAATTATCGTCCAGTATCCTCAGCACACTTTTAGTAGTTATAATCTGAATGAAGGTACCAGATATGTTTATCGTGTGCGAGGAAAGAGAGACGGCGGATATTCCGAAGCGAACCGGTTCAGTGCTTTTTCAAATGAGCCGGATGCAGCCACATTCCTGGACGAGCCGACTGGCCTTACTGCAACAGCTATCAATTGTTCGACAATCAATGTAGCTTGGACTAATCAAGGTACATATTCATCCATAAAAATCGAAAGAAGAAAAGGCGGAGGCACATGGGAGCAAATACAACAGAGACCAGGGTCTGAGCAATCTTGGCTAGATGAGGGACTCGAAATATATACAACTTATCATTATCGCGTACGAGGTTATTGTGGTATTCCAGATTATGTTAATTCGCCATATTCAAACGAAGATTGGGATGTAACTCCCTCAATAGAAAGCCCCCAAAATCTTCATCAGGGAAGCCCGGCCTATAATTATGTCGAACTTCTTTGGACGAATACCGAGTCCCCGGACTATGTTGAGGTCCAAAGGAGGGTTGCTGGCGAAACGGATTGGAATACCATTAAGATCTTCGAATGGTCAGGGCAAAGCAGTTATACCGACCAAAACAACATCAAGGAAGGCTATGCTTATCACTACAAAATCCGCTATAAAATAGCCGGCAACTGGGGGCCTTTTTCCTCATCATTCTTAGCGGCGACTGTTCTCAGGCCGCCCTACAATGTCAAGACGACAATCCTCTCCCCAGAGAAGATACAGGTAACATGGTCAAATCATGTAACTTATGCTACGAAGCTCTATCTAGAGCGCAGGAAAGACCTGACCGGCCCCTGGGAGAGCTTGGACGACTGGGGCCTCCACATTGCCGGCAGCCAGACCTCGGCAATCGATGTTTGGGCGGAACCTGGCCACACTTTTGAATATCGGCTTTATGCTTATCTCGGTTCTCCCCATTTCACCACATCTGATTATTCCAACGAGGCGGGCGAGTTCATTGGACTCCAGCCACCATCGAATCTGCAGGCTTCATGTCTTTCCCCAACGACTGTTAAGTTGACATGGAAAGACAATAGTTGGGAGGAGTATGGGTTTGATATCTACCGCGACGGCGCGTCGATTCACCAGACCGGGCCGAACACGACCGAATGGATTGATACAACTGTGGCCGCATCAACCTGGTACACCTACAAGGTTACGGCATTCACCACGACAGTCAGTGCGTTTTCAAACGAGGTGAGGATCTATACCGCCTATCCGCCCAACGCCCCGTCAAATCTGACCGCATCGTCTGTGAGCACATCTCAGATCAACCTTGATTGGCAGGATAACGAGATCTACGAGAACGACTACCACATAGAGGAAAGTTCAAACGGCGTCGATTTCACAGAAATTGCGACGGTCGGGCAGAATGTCACTCATTATGAGAGAACGGGCCTAGGTTCCGATCAGCTCCGGTATTATCGCGTGCGGGCGCACAACTCGGCCGGCTATTCGGACTACTCAAACATAGCATCGGCACGGACGCTCGCGGCAATTGCGCAGGCCACAAACCTTCAGGCATTTCCTTTCTCGGATACTAAGATTGAGATAACTTTCAAAGACAACTCATCCGAGGAGGATGGGCATAGCGTGGAGAGGAAGTTGGATGGTGGACAGTATGCTGAAATCACATTCCTCCCGCCCAACGTGGAATACCTCTGCGATTCGGGGTTAGTCAAGAATTCAAAATATTGGTATCGCGTGCGGCCCAAGCAGGGCGCGCAATATGCCAGTTATTCGGAAGAGGTTTTTGCTTGGACGATGAATGATCCTACCGCACCAACCGGTCTTCATGTTGTAGATCACACGGACACGAAAATTCGGATTGCCTGGACAGGTGCCGAAGGAGCAGCCGGATATAAAATTGAGAAATCTTTGAATGGAACTGATTATACGGAAATCGCAAAAATCGATGGAAGCATAACGGAATATCTTGCTACTGGGCTTTCTCCTGGAACTGAATATTGGTTCAGAGTTCGGGCTTACACAATTGTCGGAAATTCCGACTATTGCTACTTATAATGAGGTAAATATAGAATATGGCGATTTATTATATCGATTTTACTTTAGGCAACGATAACAACAGTGGTCTCTCTGAAACTCTGGCTTGGAAAACCTTATCTAAAGTCAGGGGTGAGCAGGCCAATTTTAATCCGGGTGATTCTATCCTTTTTAAACGAGGAGAAACCTGGACATGCGGAGACTCGGATGATTGGCTGAGGCTCAGTAAGTCTGGAAGCTCTGGCAATCCAATCACTTATGGAGCCTATGGTTCGGGCAATCTGCCCATTATAGACTGCAATGATATTGCCGATTATGGAATCGCAAGCTGGACGGATAATATATCCTGGTTGGTTTTTGAGGATTTTGAGATTCGTCATGCATATTGGCATGGCATAGCCTTCAACCTACCTCATTCTCACATCACCTGTAAACGATGCCTTGTTCATGAATCCAGTAGTTCCGGTATTGTCATCGGTATGGGTAGTTATGCGACGCTGGAAGATTGTGACGTTGATACTCCAGGCTTGTTTGGAATCATAATAACTGGAGACCCCACCTATCATCAAAGCCACACACTTATTCATGGATGCAGGGTTTGGTCATCCGAAGGTGATGGAATCACTTTGCACGACGATGACTATGGCAATCCTATCGGTGATGATCATACGATTGAATATTGTGTTGTTTGGAATTGCACTTATCCGTCACTTTCCTACAGGTTTCTTTCTGGAACTGGTATAGTCTCAAGAGGAAACTCAAGTCGGGATCCCAGTCTTCCAACAACTCCTCTTACTTATTATGTAGATGCCACGCTTGGCAATGATGGCAATACCGGCTTATCTGAAACACAGGCTTGGAAGACACTAACTAAAGTTAGGTCTTATCAGGAAAATTTAAGTTCTGGAGATTCTGTCCTTTTCAAATGCGGCGAAACATGGGTGAGCGGCGATGCCGATGATACCCTGAGAGTTCTTACTTCGGGAGAAGCTGGGAAGCCTATTACTTATGGCGCTTATGGCAACGGAGCCAAGCCAGTCATAGATTGTAATCATGTGGGTGCCACAGGAATTCTGAGTTGGGCCGGCAGCATTGCTTATTTGGTTTTTAAAGATATAGAAATTCGCCATTCTGTTCAGCAGGGTGCTGGATTTGATTTGCCTCATAATCATCTTAATCTTAGACGAATTCTTGTTCACGAGACTGACAATAATAATGGAATGATATTCAGCAAAGGTTCTTATGTCACCATAGAAGATTGTGATATCGATAGTCCTGGTTTGGGCGGGATAGTTATAGTGGGTGATGCTGTAGTACACCAACATGATACGATTATCAAAAGATGTAGGATTTGGGATGCTGATAGTGACGGCATTACTTTACATACTGACGATTCGCAGAACGATATTGGAGCTAACCACCTAATTGAGGGTTGTACTGTCTGGGGATGCGGAGAGCAAGCTTTTGATTTCATTTCTGGCACTAATATTCTTTTAAAGAACTGCGAAAGCTATGACAATGTCACCAGCGGTATCATCGTTGGCTCTGACGTGGGCGGCTCCGTTTCAAACGTTACTATTCAAGGTCATTACAGCCATGATGAGGGGACGGGAATCTATCTTCAATATTGCAGCGATATAAAGATTCAATATTCTATCCTCAAAAATGGTTCCAGGAATGTCCGCCTGGATATTAATGTTAATAATGTAAATATTTATAACAATATTCTCTACGCCACATTGGGAGGAAGTTATCATATTTATGAAGCTTGGACAGCAACCGGTACTGGCAGAAATATCAAGAACAATATTTTTATAGGCGACAACGTGGATCATAGGTATGTTTATTACTGGCCTGGAGCGAATCCCAATAACACAAACGCCGTCTATGACTATAATCTTTATTGGCGACAGACAGGAGGGCCTGATGACGATAATTGGTGGCTGATAACAGATGCACCAGGCAGTTGTGGCTGGACAAATTGGAAGGCTCTCTGGAATCAAGATGCACATGGTATGTTTTGTGATCCCGAGGTTGTTAATCCTGGAATAGATTTTCATCCAAAGTCTGGCTCTCCCTGTATTGATGCAGGCATTGACGTTGGACTTACTGAGGACAAAGAGGGCAGGGAAGTCCCTCAACGTTTAGGCGTTGATATTGGAGTTTTCGAATTTCCAGATTGCCGCACGGATGATCAATATATTGAGACGGATTTTGATCGTTTCATGAGGAACCCGAATATCAAGCCAATTTTCCTTCTGGAAATAAAGACGAAAATGAGGCTCTTAGGATTTGGCCTAAGTAATGGGCAAACTTATACCTATGAGCTTTTGATACCTGACCGAGGGATTGATTTCGAGAAGCTTTGGGAGAATGGGCAAGAATATTCTAAAAAAAATTCAATAAGCGAAGTAGAGGCTACGGCCTCCAGTTTTTATTTTGATTTTTATGGCAGGATGCTTTACATACACACCTCGCTGGGGATAGCTCCGCTTAACTATTTCATCGAGGGTTCGTTTTGGCTTTATTTTACGAATTATCAGGATGGTGAGATTGTCTTCAACGATAAATATTATTTTCCATTTTTTAAAACGGAAAACATTCCTGATATATCTCAGGAGATCAAGGCATACTATGAAGGCAGTTTTACAATCTCTTCAGGAACCATAAGTTTATTCAATCCTAAAATCGGAGGAGAATATTTCTTTGACAAGAAGTATGACCGCTATTTCTGGAAAAACTCCTTTGTCCAAATGAAGATTGGAAAGCCTGGATTCTCCTATTCGCAATATAAGAATTTCTTTTCGGCATTAATTGATTCTTATGAACTCGATGATAGGAAAATGACGTTCAATTTAGTTGATTCCCGGGAGGCAATCAACGTCGATCTGCCTTTTAATAAACTTTGGAAAAAAAACTATCCCATGATGGCTGCCGAATTAGAAGGCACTGTGCTTCCGGTGCTTTTCGGGCCGGTGACGAATGCATTGCTTTATTGTATCGATGAAGTCGCGAGAAAAAAATTCATCTTCCATGATGGCCCGATTAAGGCCGTAAATGCTGTCAAAAAAAATGGGATTCCTCTTGTGGAAGGAACAGATTATTTTGCGAACCTTCGCGATTCGATCATAGTGTTTTCGAATAATATCACTATAACCGAACAGGACCAGGTAACAATAGATTTCCAAGGTAAGACGAACCTTGCAGATGAGCTCATTTCTAATGGCGCTGACATTTATTTCTATATACTGAAAAACTTTCTGGGGTTGACGGTTCCTGAGATTCACGTAGATTCCATCGAAGAGACGAAGGTTGCTCAATCAAGGACCTTGAGCGTTTATCTCTATTCAGAAAAATCATCTGGCGACATCATCCGGTCAATCGAGCATTCCGTTGAAGCCTGCTCCTTTCAGGATGCCAATGGCAAGATCGGACTCAAGACGAATTCCGATACACCCGATTCTGGCGCGCGATATATCATGAGCCACCAGGTTTTTGATTTCAGGATGAAATATGATCCGGCCTCGATATACAAAAAAATCCAGGTTTATTATGGCGAAGATCCACTTACCCAAAATTTCCTTGTAGAGGAAAGAGTGAGCAATCAGCTCTGGTGGAAATACAAAGAAAAGAAGTCTTTCGAGATATATGCCTATTTGATTTTACAAAGCGAGGCCGCAGAACTTGCATCAAACATTTTGAAAAAACTTGATAAGAGCTATCCAAATTTCGTTGTACCCGCGATTCTCTATGGCTGTCAAGCTGGCGACCTCTTTTATTTTTCAAGGGACCGATATTACAATTCCGACGGATTCGCGAATAATATCGTCATGAGAATTCTCGGCATCAAAAAATTGATCTCATCAAGTAGAACGGAAATAACAGCGGAGGTTGTGGAATGATAAGGCAACCATTCGCCCTGCAGAAAGACTTGGAAGAGCATATGCGGCGTGGCCTCAACCAGGCGCACACCGGCCAGGTCATTCTGTATGTCAAAAATGCTGGCTTGACGCATGATGAGCTTGTGGGCGTAAATGCCGACCAGCATCACGTCGAAATCCACACCTTGGATAGTGCCAAGCATGTCGTTTCGGGATTGACGGCGGGCCATTTCCTTAAGGCTTTAAGCCCTACCACATTTGGTTTTACCGCACATGGATTAAGTTATGGTGATGTTGGTGCAGCCCCCGCTAGTCATGGGCATGTTTGGAGTGAGATTAGCAAAACTGGCTCTAATCT